CGGGGTGCTTGTGTCCGACCCGCTCCAGAAAATCACCTCAGTTTGTGCCTAATAATTGTTCTGAAATCAATTAAAACGCCTCTATTGGCGCTGCACGTTGCATCTGTTCATCGATTTCCAGCCGTCGAGTGACAGCTTCCGACCGATCGAATACATATTTGGCGGGCTCTTTTTGACAAGAATCCACTCCCAGGTTAGCGTTCATTCGTATGCTGATTGCGCGACTGTATTCTGCTGCCAAGTCACCATAACTCTCTAACCGGATTCCTCCCACTGCTACGGCATCAGCATATCCCTCCTGAGCCCGTCGCAAACGTCGCTCTATCTTTTCCTGAGCCCAGTTCCGATTGGCCAAGCGCGACCGGCGCACATCCTCCCCGGGGTCATAGTAGCAAATGCGGACCTTGATTCCTAAGCGTCTGCCAGCTTCCAGGATGAACCGTGGTGAGACATGACCAAGCAACATTGGTCCGCGCTTAGCCGAACCCTGCAGAATCTGAGTCATCGTGTCCCATGTGTTTTGGAAGAAGCTGCTCGGTGCGCTAGCTGAATATCGGATGCGTTGTGCTCCGTACAAGTCCAACCATATTTGATCTATGTCCTGAGCTTGTTTGTGCGTCCGACAGAATGTCGTTTTTCCACCACCGTTGCCCATGTACACATATGTAACCTCCTTCCAGCTCACTTCAGTACGCTTTCCATGCACCTTGTGGACGGGAGCCGTTGCCCATGAGGCGCAAGCCCGCAGATTCATCTGCAGCCTATACCCATCTCCTGACAATGGGTAAAATGTGGTTGAAGTGTCCTGATACTGTGCCCACTGTTCCAGTGGGATTTTTCCTCCAAGTCTACTCGCACCCCCGAGCTTGCGTGCCAAAAAGAAAGGTACGCCCATGCGGCCACAAACAGCTTCCTCAGTGAGAAGTGTTTGTGCCCGGGGCATGCCGAACCTAAAATTTGCCAGATCCACACAGTCTTTTTCCGCAGTTTCCCAGTCCGTTTGATCTTCCCTTCTCAGGATATTCATTGCTTGATGCTCGCGAGCTGGCCAGTGGTCCCAACACCACCGCCGTGCCTGCGTTTGCTGCCACACCTTGAGTGCGCTGCCAACCGTCTGCTGTAGCATGTGTCCGATGAATTCGTCTTTAATCCTTTTGGGCAGCAGAGCCAACACCGAGGCTTGGTTTTTTGCATACTGCTCGCTCGCTTTTCGTGGCCAACTGTCCTCAGGTTCAGCCACGGCTTCGTATCGCGGCATTGGCTCAACTCGGTCCCCCGGATTCCACCTGAACAGGGGTGGAAGGCCAGCAGCATGTCGATACTTCCACCACTCCAGTTCCTTAACCTCCACCTCTTCCTCTTCACCATCACCTGCTTCAGTGGAGCGTTTTCGTGAGTGCATAGCCAGATCCAATGTGTAGGCGGCTAATCTGCGAGCCAATTGTAAAGGCATGCCCCGGCAAAAACATTCCCAGTAATTTCCCATGACGCCGTTAATCGTAGTTTGTAGCCATACACCGCTTTGCACATACCAGTTTCCAGTAGCTAAGGTAGCCAGCAAGGTACACAACGGTTTCTCAACACGGGCTCCTCTGGCTGTTCCGAGTTGCAAGAACTCGTGTGTGTCTCTCCCTGCGAGCTGTTTATATGTATTCAGGTTGTGTCCCATTGGACGTAGCGTCGCAAAATACGCGGCAGCTTGCATCGGCGAAGCGAATGCCACGTCCTCATCGTCGCCACACACTGCTGACCAGCGGAATCCACTCTCTTCAAACAGAGCTCCATTCATAATCTTGGCGATGCGTAGGTCCACTGCATGGATCCAGGTATTGTCTCGAGCCGTGGTGCGTGAACCTGAGTATAGTCCATTGATCATGGGGGTGTAGTACCCAACTTCGGGATTGTAAAGCATGCCCGTTTTGCCAGCGTACTTGTCAGCTTGGCCGTAGATGACGACTGTATTCTTCCTTCCGGCTGCGATCCAGTAATGAGCTGCTGCTTTCTCGTGATTCACATACCCAACTGAACGATCTTCAAACACGGTGCCGCATACCAAGTCCAGTGTGCCCATTTCCCAAACGGTGTGTTCCGAATTGTAATCAGCATAATCTGTTGATAACCAGTGGGCCCCTGCTCCTTCGGGCCCAGCAAGACCGCCCTCACTTACCGCCATCCATTCAACAACATCTGTTGGCGTTTGGCGCACCATCACTCCACGCTCTGACTTCATGTGATTTTCAACAGACTGATTTGCGTAAGCACTGATAAAGGCCTCCTCATCGTATGATGCGAACAGCGACCGTAACTTGAGTCCAGGTTCCGGTTTCACAAAATAATAGGCGCGGTTTGTCGGCTCTCCGTTGAGAGCATGTACCAGTGCGTCGTTCTCCAGCATCTCGACCAACAATCGCTTTCCGGGTCGATCAGCTCCAGCCAGTTCAGCAATGTCTATCGTCATTTTCTTAATGCTCTTGGAAGCACCGGACGCCCCGCGTATAGCCCGCTCCGACCAAAATTCATCAATCGTCCGTTTCCTTATATCGCTAGGCATGGCCTGGAAACAAGTGCGCACGATTTCGGTTGCCTCGCGTCGGTAGATTTTTTCATAGCGGGAAAATGCACTCTCCCCGCCTTGTTCCGGTGGCCACAGTCCATACCAATGCTTCCTGGTAATCAAGGCCGTCCGCTTGTAGTTCTCCAATTCATAGTCTGAATCCCCACTCCGGCGAACTGTGACGTTGAGCAATTTCCGCAAGCCAAGAATTTCCTTCTGCTCAGCTCCCCAAAACTGCATAGCTCGGCGAATTCCAACCAGAATGGTCTTGATCTTTGTGTGCCACTCAACCAGGGGAATCTCCAGCCACCCACTGCTTAATATGCCCCGCACGACTCGTGCGTGTTGGCTTGCTATTGCCATCGCTGTACCGCAAACTTCTGACTCGTCACTTTCCGGTGACCGGTTGTGCAGTGTTTCAACCAGCGGACCTATTCCGGGAGCAGCTGCGAGCACCATTTTGGCCGAATATGTATATGGGAACCCTCCTTTCGCCTTCCTACGTTCCATGTTAGACTGGTATTCCGCATCGTTTCCTGCCACATGTTTGCACACATTTCCAATAGCAGTGTACAGGGCGTCTCCAGCAATTTTCCGATCACTCATGAATTCTTCTACTGCCTCTTCCCAGCGTGCGGTTTGTTCGTCACCTACTCCATCCGGCCGTACCTGGACCACTGCTCCCATTAGTGCATAGTGCTCAGGTCCAGCCACGGCCGGGTGGCACTGTAGCAGATACTTGGCTTGCTGGCGGGGCAGCAAGCTATTGTACCACGCCAGCGCTCGCCCACCTGTAATTGGACACTGACAATGACATTCTTCCTTTTTGAGTCCTCGCCACTTTCCGCCATAACGTTGAACAAGGGTACGTGGGCACCCCCCAAGTTGGTACCCCAACACTCTCTCACGATGCGGGCGAAGCTGGCAGCCTGTGCTGGTATCCGCAAACAGACAGTTGCATTCCGTGATGGGAAGCCGGTAGTTGTTTTCCAGTCCGTACATGGAGCCGGCTTGCTTGCGCGCTTCCCACTGCATCTGCACAGCACTCTTCCATTCCCCAATAGCTGCAGCTAGTTCCAAGAGCACACCAACCTTGCGCCGGCAGGCATCTTTTCCAACCTGCTGCAAGACTTCCGCTGCGGTGGCCCCAGGGCGCAACAAGGCATCCCTGAGGCCACGCTCCATCAGTTCGCATTCCTCTGGCGTGTATGTATGACACTGCCACTTCATACACTCCAGGAAGGCAGATGCCTGCCCACGCAGCCGTGCCGCGAGGCTTTCAGGCTCCGTCAACTCCGATGTTCGCTCAATCAATTCTGACGCCACAGATGGAACGGCGTGCTGCATTTGGATGCTGACAGCATCCAACCACTGGTACAATTCTTTTTCGCTGTCAATGTTGACTCGTGACCCACGCTCCTGAACAAATGCTACGCATTCCGACAGTGGTGCTCCGTTTAGTCGAGCCTCGACCATGTGCCGCCGTTCTCCCGATGTTAGTTCGGGTTGTTCAGGTTGTCGTTCCATTTCCAGCAGTTCCTCACCGCCAACATGTCTCTCGGCCAACGCTATATTTTTCCGCTGTCGTGCGCTGATTCCGCCCGGATACGTGCGTCCGGCAGTTTTCTTGCCGCCGCCCTTGCTTCCTTCGCTCTTTTCACCGCTCCCGGCTCCACTTTCACTTTTTTGAGCAGTGCTTACCGCAGTGCTAGTTCCAACATTTCCACTTCCAGAGCGCTGTGCTTTCGGTGGGCTTTCGCCGAATCCGCTCGAGTCTCCGCCAGGGCTTGGGTCCCGACGTTGGTTTTTGCTATCAGCTTCGGCGCGGCATGAACCGTTCTTCTTCTGCGCTTTCTTGGCTACCTGTTCCTTCTTCTGCGATGTTGCTGGGCCCCGTTCCTTCTGAGCCGCACTGCGCCGCTGATCCCGTTCCTTAGCCGCGGCAATGAGCGAACGCAAAACATCGGAGCCTTCTCGCCCGCGATTATTTGGTGCTGCTCTTCCGTCTGGTTTCAGACTTCCCAACGGGGTGTAATCGGTGTTATCGCACACGCGTTCTTCCCAGTACGAATAGGTATCAGCAAACTTCATCATGTTCTTCGTTGCCTCTGGATCCAGTGGGTCAAACCAAAGTACATCATCATCCTTCTTTTTGCCCTTGCTTAACTTGCCACCAGTAGACCGTTTGGCAGCCACTCTCCGATACAATTCCTGCCACCCCCCGACTTTTTCCGTTTCCGTTTCATCTGCGAAGAAGTCCATGTTATCTTCACCCTCGCCATACAAGTCTTCATCACGCAAATGCTGTTGGCCTGGAGTGGTAGTTTCATTTTCATCAAGCAATTCGACATGGCTCTGTTCCTCCTGATCTTCCTGTTCCACAGCGGGGACCTCCGTTGTTTGTGACCCCGTTTCGGATTCATTCTCTTTGTAGATTAGGCCTCCAAAAGTCGATTTCGTGAACTCTCCCCGCATGAGATGCATTTCATCGTCCTCGTCTTCTGTTGAATAATCGTCCTGTAGGTGCCGAAGCATCTGTTTGGCGGCTCCCATCCCCTGGCCGATGGGCATCTTGGGTTCCCGCATGCCAGGCATGGGTTTGTAATGAATATAGGTGTCCAACCGCTTTGATACATACCAATCGAGACTGTACCGATCATGCTGCGCATCAACACTTGCCAAGGCCCCAAGCAGGTCGAGACGATATCCCCACCGCACACGTGAACCATCCCTCAATGTGATTGCCAGGAATGGATGGTCAATTGTTCCGGAACCACATGACACATCCAGATTTCCCAGCTCAGCCACATTCTTGAGCCGTGGCAGCCATCTGTCCTGCACTCCCCGTATTCGTTCGACGTACTGCAGTTCATTGATTGAGGCCAAGAACGAGCGCATCTCCGGGTGTGCGGCCAAGTCGCTGAACATGTAGACCGTACCAGCGCGCGCAAACTCCTCTGGTAATGGTTTGGGGTGCAGGTATCCCTGTGCCCCAGACCCAATGACTACTTCTGGAAACCAACCAAGCAAGTCCATGCTGCAGATGCGGTGAGTGACGAGACTTCTAGCGTCGAAACCCAACCGTGCGGTTCTCTGTCCAGATGCCATTGTACTCAGATACATCCCCAGGTCAGCGTTATGGCCGCACCCGACCAACCATTTTTGCACTATGGGCCAGAGATTCCCCCACTGCGATCCTCCCCGCACCAGTGTTGCAAATGTGCGGCTCTCTTCTCGCGGCATTCGGACGTGTCCCATGGCATAGTCCATCAGGTGCCATTTGCACCAATCCACTGCATATCCAATCAGCAACCCGCTCATTACCGTTTCCCCAATCTTTGATAGCATTTCAGTAGGCCCAACCGCCAGTGATACTTGCAAGGTTTGATCTCGGTACTGCAGATAAGGAGCCATGATGAATCCACGCATGCGTGCGACTGGCAATCGAATAGAGACCTGTTCGCAAGGGAAGATTAGATGCCCTCGACGGGGTCCGTCAACGCGCCAATACATCAACAAATAGAGCTGGATCAACTGATCCAACACCGCCTGACTTCCATACCGATACGTCCACATCCGAGCGGCGACGTACACGTCATTCAGGGAGAAGAACCAACGCGACGTCTTCGCATCTTCCCTTGGCAGGGGGTAACTGGTATAGAACACGCAATTAGGAATTTCTGGCCAACAAATCGGAGATACAAACTCCTCATCAACTTGTCCGATCTGCACTTTGGCTGAACATGCCACTCGTAGCACCCGCACGTAAGTCAGTTCTTGCGGAAGCACATAGGCCAGCATCCTATACCAGGGAACGTAGTTGTGCTCCAACTGTGACTCACTGTCGTTACACACTCTACTGCGGAAAGCATGCCATGTTCCACATCCCCAAACTTCTGATGGGGCGTTGTCCTCCCAAGCAATCCGATTCCCGTCACACATGGTTCTAATAGCTGTTTCAACCACCATGGCAGCTAGGCGCATCGTAAAGCGAGTCGTTTCCGCTTTTGCATCCAGCATCTCCCTGCCGTGTCGACAAACTTCCACCACTTCCGTCATCAATGACGTGGCATCAATGAACGCAGATGAGAGCGCCTTCCGTGCTCGCACAGTGTTTTCGTCCGTAGTATTCACGAATGCCGCCGCATATGCAGGTTCCACTACCAACTCATTTGGCTTTGCCAGATGTTCACCCGGTAGCACTCTCACCCGGCTTTCCGTACGGCGGAGGACGAGTCCGACAACACGAGCAGTCCGCAGGATTCCTTTTTTAACCCCAAAAACAACGTTCCGTAAATCCAATGTCCGACGGCGTGCATCGTAACGCGAGATAAGTTCCTCTGGTGTGATTATGTCACCCGTATTCAGTGTGCACATTTCTTCCTTGGGCTCCAGCCCCTCAAAGGTGCTTACCGGTGGTGCCGTGATCAGCCTTGTTTCGAGCTTCTTCTGTCCCAGCAGACACGACGAAGGCAGGGCCACCCATTGGCGGCTCGTGGTAAATCCTTTCGCTTCCGGCTCCCCAGCCTCAATGCGGGGCAAGACTTCCTTATGGATGCCCGGTGCCGGCATACCAACTGGAGTTGGATCCACTGACACGGGCAGCTGCTCCACCCTAGTGCCCCCGGCACGCCCCGATGTTGCGGGGCGCCCGAGGGTAATGATTTCGGGTCCCACCGAGGGGCCCGGGATCACATTGCTCCCCGAGGGAGCAATGTGCGCTTGAGATGTCGCCGGTCCCGCAGTGATCAAGGGCTCGGAAACCCGGCCTGCCAGAGCCTCCTGCTCACCCACGATTTCACTGCGTCCCGGTTCAATAGGTTGTACCTCTGGCTGGTTGCTAGGGTTATTACCCCCGCCAGCCCCAGCTAGCTGGCTAGCATCACCTTCATGAGATTCCATGATAGCTCGGCGTTCAGCTAACGGTGATAACAGTGGTTATGCGCCGAGC